TACCTCTGAAGTTGATTTGAGTTTTGTGGCACAAAGTGTAGGTGTTACAACTTTAGGTATTGTTGGTGAGACTCAAAAAGGTCCCGCTTTCGAACCTATCTTTATCAGAAACTTCGATGAGTTTTCATCATATTTCGGAGGAACATCTCCTGAAAAATTCATAAACACACAAATTCCTAAATATGAAGCGGCGTATATCGCAAAGGCTTACTTACAACAATCTAACCAATTGTTCGTAACAAGAGTATTAGGTTTATCAGGTTATGATGCGGGTCCATCTTGGTCTATCACAACAAAGGCGAACGTTAATCCAACAACGGTTAAGTTCGATTGTATATCAGGTATAACTGTTGACTGTGTATTTGAATGTACGTTACCTCACGTTATTAGTTACTCAATTCCGTTTACGGGATGTAGTAATAGTGTTGACAGTATTTCATTCACAGACCCATCACAAATTCCGTCAGAAATCGCAGCAAAATTAAACCTACCTTACGAAAACTTCAATGGAAGTACGGGAACTTTATATCAAGATATGACTAATCAAATCTTTGATATCATGAACGCGAACAACCCATTTACCGCAGAAACAAGTAGCATTTATTACTACGGACCTATTTCAGGTGAAGTGTACAACTCACTATCAGCTATCTTTACTGCGGAAACAAATGTGTTTAACGTAGAAAATGTCGATGAAAACATATTTAACTATTCGGCACCTGAGAATGACCCTTGGTATTACGCGTTATTTGATAATGTAGGAAATGCGGTTTATAGTGGTTATTCTTTTTGGTCAATCGTTACAGATTTAACTGAAATAATTAGTACTACAACAACCACAAGTACTTTACCAACACCAACACCAACACCTGACCCTTGTAACCCAATACCAACAGGTACTACAACAACCACAACATTACCTAAACCTACAAGATGTTTTTCAGGTGTTTTAACGGGACAAATCTATGTTTATGAAGGAACCGCTTATACGGATTTTGATGATTTAGTTGTGGCAACTTTACGTTCAAGAGGATTGGCAACATATGGTAGTGATAATGGTGCGGTATATGAAGTTCCAGGTGGAGTTAACGCATATAACGACTTTGATGGTCATAACGTACAATTAGATTGTACAGGGGCATATTCAGGAGTAACTAAAAACCCATTCTCAACATTCGGTATTAATGTGACAGATAAAGACGGTAATCCGTTCTTCTTTGAAACGTCATTATCAAATTCAGATAGTAAGTACATTGCTAAAGTGTTCGGACAATCTAATTTTGCTAAACCAAGAACTGTAGTTCCGTTGTTTGTTGAAGAAAGATTCCAAGCGTTATTAACTTATGGATGGAGAAAAGGATTTATTAGAGGGTTAAATTGTGAGTTAACGGCATTACCTGACGCAAGACAAGGTGTTGACCCAACATCAATTGCTTGGTATCTTGAAAAGTATCAATCACCTGTATCACCATGGGTTGTGTCTGAATTAAGAGGTACAAAAGTATATAACTTATTTAAATTTACCACGATTGCTGACGGAGACGATGCGAATATTGAAGTTAAAATTTCGATTGCTAATATCTCATTTAACAACGGTACTTTTGACGTAATAATTAGAGATTTCTTTGACTCAGACAATAGTCCTGTGGTTCTTGAGAAATTCACAAACTGTTCTATGGACCCTAACGATAATAGTTTTATCGCTAAAAAAATTGGTACATTAGACGGAGAATACGCGTTGAACTCTAAATTTGTTATGATTGAACTTAACGAGGATGCACCAATAGATGCGTTACCTTGTGGATTCGAAGGTTATAACTTTAGAGAATATGCAGGTGTTAGACCTCCATTCCCTGTTTACAAAACAAAATATGATTTTCCAGGTGAAGTGGTTTATAATCCACCATTTGGTTTATCATCAGGTGCTGACGATGTTATAAGAAGTAATGGTGATAATGTTCGTAGAACTTATCTTGGTATCTCTGATACAGTTGGTTTTGACGTTGATTTCTACACATACAAAGGTAAACAATTACCGTTGGATGTTTGTACAGACGTTTCAGGTGATGAATGGGCGTACCGAACAAGAGGATTCCATATGGATATCAACGCACATGTAATCAAGATACCAAACTATTTTTCAACAAGTGGTACACCAGCGTTTTACGTAGGTTCCGCACCATTTACTTCAGACCCTGATGATGATACAAATCCATATTATAGATTATACGCTCGTAAATTCTCATTATTATGTCGTGGAGGATTTGACGGATGGGACATCTACACTGAACACAGAACAAATGCTGATAGATTCGTATTAGGTAAAATTGGTTATAGAAATGGGGCATGTCCTTCATTCAAATACCCAACGGCTACAGGATGGGGAGCGTTTAAACAAATCACTGTCGGTAACAACGGACAAGATTGGGCAAACACTGACTATTACGCATACTTATTAGGACAACAAACATTCTCTAACCCTGAGGCGGTTAATATTAACGTATTCGTTACACCAGGTATTGATTATGTAAATCATTCTAACTTAGTAGGTGACGCAATTGAGATGATTGAATACAACAGAGCGGATTCAGTTTATATCTGTACAACCCCTGACTACAACATGTTTGTACCGTCAACAGGTGACCAATTAGATATGATTTATCCACAAGAAGCGGTTGACAATTTAGAAACTGCGGGTATCGACTCAAACTACACGGCTACTTATTACCCATGGGTTTTAACAAGAGATACTGTAAATAACACACAAATCTATATCCCTGCTACGGCTGAGGTAACAAGAAACTTGGCGTTAACAGATAATATTGCATTCCCTTGGTTCGCTGCGGCTGGTTACACTCGTGGTATCGTAAGTGCTATCAAAGCGAGAAAGAAACTTACTCAAGAAGATAGAGACGTTCTTTATAAAGGTAGACTTAACCCAATTGCAACCTTCTCTGATGTTGGAACTGTAATTTGGGGTAACAAGACGATGCAAATTAGAGAGTCTGCTCTTGACAGAATCAACGTAAGAAGATTATTGTTACAAGCTCGTAAATTAATTTCAGCGGTTTCAGTAAGATTATTGTTTGAACAAAACGATGAGAAAGTAAGACAAGATTTCTTGGATGCGGTTAACCCTATCTTAGATGCTATTAGAAGAGACAGAGGTTTATACGATTTCCGTGTAACAGTTTCTTCAGATGTTGCTGACTTGGATAGAAACCAAATGACAGGTAAGATTTATATCAAACCGACTAAATCTCTTGAGTTCATAGACATCACGTTCTATATTACTCCAACAGGTGCATCGTTTGATAATATCTAAAAATAATTTTAAGACAAGCCGACATAAAACTCGGCTTGTCTTTATTTATTAAGTAAACAATATGTTAAAATATAAAAAAAGAATAGTAGAAGGTATTACAGAAGAGGGAACCCCTGACATGAAATACTACGCCTTTGATTGGGATGACAATATTATGACCATGCCAACTAAAATACTTTTAAAAGATGAAGACGGTGATGAAGTAGGAATGTCTACTGAAGATTTCGCCGAATATAGAATTGACATTGGTAAAAACCCTTTTGAATATGAGGGACACACTATTGTAGGTTTTGGTGAAGAACCTTTTAAATACTTTGGTGTGAAAGGTGATAGACAATTTATTATTGATTCTTTATTAGCCAAACCAGGTCCTGCTTGGAGAGACTTTGTTGAAGCAATTAACAACGGGTCAATTTTTTCGATTGTGACTGCAAGGGGACATACCCCAAGTGTTATTAAAGAGGCATGTTACAATCTTATTGTGTCTAATCATATGGGAATTAGTTCAGATGAGTTAGTTAAGAATTTGGAAAAATATAGAGATTTAGCAGATGAGGGTGAAATGTCTAAAAAAGACATGATTAGAGAATATCTTGACATGTGTAAGTTTTATCCCGTATCTTATGGTGAAGGTTCCGCAACCAACCCTGAAGAAGGTAAAATTAAGGCTTTAAAAGAGTTTGTCCAATTTGTTAGGGAGATGTCCTCAAAGATTCATAAGAAAGCGTTTCTTAAAAACAAAGTGACGAATAATTTTGTACCTACAATAGGATTTTCAGATGATGATATAAGAAATGTAGAAAAAGTTAAATCTGCATTTGAAAAAGAACCAGATAATATAATTAAGACTTATTCAACTGCAGGAGGAATTAAAAAACCATATTAACTAGAAAACTTATACTAGAAAGATTAAAATAAAAAAAAACAAAGTAAAGAGAAAATTTTTTATCTCGATATATTTATAATAAAATAAACAAACAAACAAAAAAATATTACAATGGCTGATTTACTAATGAAAATGCCGATTCCTTACGAACCGAAAAGGAACAATCGATTTATACTTCGTTTTCCTTCAACTTTAGGGATTAACGAATGGTTCGTTGAAACGGCAGCTAGACCACATATAACAATAAATTCTGTTGAGATTCCTTTCTTAAATACTTCTACATATGTTGCAGGACGTTTTAACTGGGGTGAAATAAACGTAACGTTTAGGGACCCAATCGGACCTTCAGCATCACAAGCTCTTATGGAGTGGGTACGTTTATGTGCCGAGTCTGTAACAGGTCGTATGGGTTATGCTGCAGGGTATAAGAAAAACGTTGACCTTGAGATGTTAGACCCAACAGGAGTAGTTGTTGAGAAGTGGATTATGGAAGGTACGTGGATGAAAGACGTTAACTTTAACTCATTAGGATATTCTGATGATAAGATTGCAACCGTAACCGCTCAACTTAGAATGGACCGTTGTATTCTTGTTTACTAAAATAGAATACTTCGTTTACAATATATTAAAATTCCCATACATTCATTTATATGGGAATTTTTTTATAAAAAAACCACTTAAAAAACTATATGACATTAATTAAATTTTTTTTATTGATAATCTTGACTTGTTCATGTTCGTATAATACATACAGTATTCACGAACAAAATATGAAAGTATTACATGATACGATGATTAAAAATGATATTAAAATGAAAAAAAAAATGACTAACCTTAGAATACAAGGTGTTCGGTCGTACAAACCAAAGAAAAAAATCTACAAAAAAAAGACTATTATTAAGTAAACCTTAAATAATATACAAAAAAAACTATTCTCTTTATAAAAAACAAATCTGTCCTATATTTTATAATAAAAACAACTCAATATGGAACAAGATTTAATCAAGGCTGGGTCAGAGGGATTTAACTTACCTCATGATGTAGTTACATTACCTACAGGTGGAATATTCTACAAATCTAAAAAGAAATCAATTAAAGTCGGATATTTAACCGCAAACGATGAAAATGTTTTAATCGGTGCGTCTCAAAACGCTAACTCCAATATCATTTTAACATTACTTAGAAATAAAATTTATGAAACAGAACTACGTCCTGAAGAACTTTTAAATGGTGACGTTGAGGCAATCATGATTTATTTAAGAAATACTTCTTTTGGTCCTGAATATGATATTACTCTAACTGACCCTAAAACAGATAAACAATTTGTAACAACAGTTGTTTTAGATGAGTTAAATATTAAACAAACTAAAAATAAACCCAATGAAGAAGGGTTATTTGTCACGACATTACCTAAATCAGGTGTGACAATTAAATTGAAACCTCTAAACTATTCTGAAATTCTTGAATTAAGTAAATTAGGGGAACAATACCCTGCAGGACGAGTTGTACCTACAGTAACATGGAGATTAAATAAACAAATTCAAGAAATTGACGGGACAACTGATAAAGGACAAATCGCGGCATTTATTGAGTCACTCCCAATTATGGATTCTAAATATATCCGTAATTTCATGAAAGAAAACGAACCGTCATTAGACCTAAGAAAAACAACATACGCCCCATCAGGAGAACTGGTATCTTTCGAGATAGCCTTTGGGGTGGAGTTCTTTCGGCCTTTCTTCTAAATATCGACAACACCTTATCGAGGAATATTATTTAATGGCAAAATTTCTCAGAACCTCATATTCTGACTTTTATCGTATGCCCACCTTTGAAAGGAAATTTCTTATTAATAAAATAGTTGAACATAATACACCCAAAAATTAATTTAAAAAAGGGTGTGTAATGTATTTATAGTAAAACAAACTAATGAGTGACGATGGTAAAAAAGGTGGTACCGAAGAGGTAAAAAAATACGCCAAAAGTTTAATGGGGGAACTTGAGGCCGCCTTTAAAACAAATTTTAACGTTGACAGTATTTGGGAAACCATGGGTAAGGTCGAAGCCTCGGCCACTGAAATTGCAACAAGTTTTGGTCAGGGTAGGGAACAAATTACCGCAATTAAAGCGGGAATGGCCGATGCCGTTACAAGTGTTACTCTATTAGGTGGGAATTGGGAAAAGATTGTTGCGTTACAACAAGCCGCGGCAACTCAATTAGGAAGAAACGTTATATTAACCTCAGAATCTTACGAAAAACTTTACGCCACCGCTAAAGTGACAGGAGTAAGTAATGAAACTCTTATTTCGGGATTTAAAGATGCGGGGTTTTCACTGTATGAAGTGGGTAACCAAATGGAGAAAGTCATTAATAGTGCGAGAGAAATCGGTGTAAATGCTCAAGCGGT